AGGAAGCCCAAAAGTTATTAACCCTTGCTTTAGATATTAGTGCTGCATCAGGTAAAGATTTAGAAACAGTTGCAAATGCTTTAGGTCGTGCTCAAGATGGTAATCAAGCAGCACTTGGTAGATTAGGTCTTGGATTATCTAAAGCTGAACTTGCAACATTATCTTTCACTGAAGTTCAAGCCAAGTTAGCAGAGTTATATGGTGGCGCAGCAGCTACAAATGCTGAAACTTTTCAAGGTAAAATTGATCGCTTAAAAGTAGGATTTGATGAAGCAAAGGAAAGTTTAGGCGTTGCTTTATTACCAGCAGTTGAGCAATTTATTACATTCTTAAACGATCAAGGCATTCCAACCCTTAATGCTTTTATTGCAGGATTAACTGGTGATGAAGGATTAAGTGCCAGCCTTACCGAAACTCAAAGAGGTGCTGAAAGTTTTGGAAAAGCAATTGGCGTAGTAAGTGGAATCATTTCAGGATTTATTACATTCTTGCGAGAAGCAATTGGCTTAGTCGTATCACTTGCCAATGAATTAATCAGAGTGGTTAATATAATTCCTGGTGTAAATGTAGGGTCAATTCCAAACCCTGCTCCATCAGCTGCTAGATCATCATTACCATCAGTTCCAAGAGCAAGTGGTGGATATACAACAGGGCAAGGCGTTACAAATATAACTGTTAATGCAATTGATAGCGAAAGTGCAGCAAGGGCTGTAACTAGAGCAATAAACGAAAGCGCTGCCAGATCAAATCCATACTTATCACGCGCAGCCGTTAAGCCATAACCATGAGCGTCTGGACACCAGATTGGAAATTGACTGTCAGTGGGGTTGACTATACTGACATAGCAATAAGCGATGTTCAGCATGAATCTGGTCGAACTGACATTTATTCACAGCCAAATCCATCTTATATTCAAATAAGTTTAGTTGCCTTAAATGGTCAAACATTACCTTTTGAAATAAATGATTCTGTTGATTTACAAGTTAAAGATAGTTCAGGATCTTATGTAACTTTATTTGGTGGAGATATATCAGATATTACTGTTCAAGTTAGAAACACGGGTGCAATTGCAACTGTTGTTGAATATTCAATTTTAGCTATGGGATCTTTAGCAAAAACAACCAAAGAAATTTACAATGGCACAATTTCCCAAGATGAGGATGGCAACCAAGTTTACACAGTTTTATCTAATTTATATGCTGGAACTTGGAATGAAGTAGCTGCTGCAACAACTTGGGCAGGTTATGATGCAACAGAACAATGGCAAAATGCTTTAATTGTCGGAATAGGCGAAATCGATCAACCTGGTCTTTACACTATGGAAAATCGTGCAGCTGAGCCGGATACAATTTATAACATCCTTTCCTTAATTGCTAATAGTGCATTTGGTTATTTATATGAGGATAGTCAAGGTCGAATTGGTTATGCAGATGCAGACCACAGACAGAATTATCTTGCTTTGAATGGTTATACTGATTTAGATGCTGGTCACGCTTTAGGTCAAGGATTATCAACTATTAGCCGAACTGGTGATATTAGAAACGATATTTACATCAATTATGGCAATAACTTTGGATCTCAAAAAACTGCTAATAGTCCAAGTTCAATTGCCCTATATGGCTACAAATCAGAAAGCATTAACTCAGTCTTACATTCTGCCATCGATGCTCAAAATGTTGCTGACCGATACATCGATCAAAGAGCATTTCCGCAACCAGCTTTCCAATCCATAACATTCCCAATTACTAATCCAGAAATTGATGATTCTGACAGAGATAACCTTTTGGGAGTATTTATGGGTCAGCCTTTAAATATACAAAATTTGCCAATCCAAATATCAAATGGCGAGTTTGCAGGTTATGTCGAGGGTTGGTCTTGGAGCACTAGATTTAATGAACTGTTTTTAACCATCAATTTGTCACCAGTTTCATTCTGGCAGCTTGCAATGCAGTGGGTTAATACGCCAGCCACAGAGACTTGGAATACAATTGACCCAACTTTGACATGGGAATACGCTACAATCGTAGCCTGAGTATAGGAGAGAAATGCCAACTACCACCAATTATGGCTGGACAACACCAGCCGACACCGATCTAGTAAAAGATGGTGCAGCTGCTATTCGCACGCTTGGATCATCAGTTGATACCACAACAAAAAATCTCAATCCATCAACTACTCTCGGTGATATTGAATACCGCTCGTCCAGTGCAAACACAAATACTAGATTAGCAATTGGAGCAACAGGTCAAGTTTTAACTGTTGCAGCTGGCGTGCCAAGTTGGGCTACTCCAGCAACACCTACATCTGGCATGAATTTTATTAGTCGTAACTCATTTTCTGCCGTTGCAACTGCTGATTTTGATAATGTTTTTACTAGCGGTTATGAAACTTATAAAATTGTAGTTGAGGAATGTTTTAGTACAGTTGGAACAGATGGTTTGCAATTAAGATTTAGATATGCAGGGCCAAATACTCAAGCAACTGATTATTACAATACCGTCGCTCGACTTGGTGTAGGTAACACATATACATCAGTTGATATAAGCAATGGCACACAAGCAAACTTAATTACAGGAATTGGCACTAGCGCTGCTCAGGCAACCAATTGCACATTAACTTTGAATAAAGTTGGAAATGGCAGCAGAGCGCCAATTGGTTATTGCATGGGAAATCCCGGCAATTTTCTTTATCCACATGTTTCAAATATCTATCAATTAACTGCAAGAGAATATACAGGTTTTAGATTGTTTGCTTCAACTGGAAATCTAACTGCAACAGTAGCAATTTACGGATTGGCGAAAGTATAATGGAAAATAATACAGCGTTTATTTACGATCATTTATCAGGCGATCAAATTGAAAAAGAAATGACCGTTAAAGAAAAAAAAGAGCGTCAATTAGATATTGCTAATTCCGAAGCAGAAATGATTGCACAAGAAGCTGCAATTGAGGCAAAAGCTGCTGAAAAGCAAGCAATCCTTGATCGTCTTGGATTAACTGCTGATGAAGCAAAATTGCTACTTGGCTAATGAAGCCTTACCTATCTAAAGCTGCTGACACTTTACGCGATCAAGTAAATGATACTTTCGTGGATCGCAGCCGGAAAGCTGATGGATGGATCGGTGATCTTAAGCATCAATCAAGGAAGTCCGACCATAACCCAAGACCATCAGGTGAAGTATGCGCGATCGATATTGACGCTGGCTTATCTGACGAACAAGGGATTAGTCATGCTCTGGCAGATCAGCTTCGACTCACAGCAAAAAAAGATAAGCGTATTTCTTACATAATCCACGCTGGTAAAATATGTTCAGGTAAATCATTATGGCGTTGGGTTAAGTATCGTGGCATTAATCCACATCATAAGCACATCCATATTTCTTTTAAGCCAAATCAACCAGGTCATAAGTTCGACATCCCACTACTGAAAGGCAATTAATGAAACTAACTAAAAAACACAAAGCAGCAATTAAGTCATATTTAAGAGCTGTCGCAGCTAGTGGAATAACAGTTGCTTTAGCAATAGTGGCTGACATTCATCCAGCTTATGCAACCTTGCTTGGTGCAGTTGTTGCGCCTATTGCAAAGGCATTAGATCCAAAGTCAGGGAGTGAAACAGATTATGGCCTTAGCGAAAAATGACACCGAACGAATGGGTCGCATTTGGCGTTGGCGTTTGCAGTATCGCGACCGCTTTATTACTGGGTCTACGCTGGGTTATTAAGTCTTACCTTTCAGAGTTAAAACCCAATTCAGGTTCATCTATGAAGGATCAATTAAATCGACTTGAAAAGCGTGTCGATGATCTATTTACAATAATTAGCAAGTCATAATTTAATCATGGCGAACACACGGAAACAATCTAAACGCAAAAAGGTTAATCGTCGTCGCGTTCGCCGTACTCCTGATCCTTTAACTAAATTAGAGGTTTTTTACATAGCAAAACACGAGATATTCAAAGCAGCAAAAAAGGCCGGTTTCTCCGAGTCTGTTGCTTTATATCTAATGGATAATCCTGAGTCTATGCCTGACTGGATCGTAGGCGATAAAGGAATTATCCCATCTATTCCAACTCCAGATGAGGATGATGATTAAGCGATACTTAGTAATAAGTGATTTGCAAATTCCTTACCATCATGAAACAGCTGTCAAGAATGTTATTAAGCTTGCCAGAAAAGAAAAGTTTGATTCAGTATTATGTGTTGGTGATGAGATTGATTTTCAAACCATTAGCCGATGGGCTGAGAAAACACCTTTGGCTTATCAGCAAACCCTTGATGATGATCGCACAGCTACTCAAGAGATCCTTTGGGCATTAACTGAGAATGCTAAAGAAGCCCATATTGTTAGATCAAATCACACCGATAGGCTTTACAATACTTTATTAAAAGTGCCAGGCTTGATTAGTTTGCCTGAGCTGCAATACTCAAAATTTATGGATTTCGATTCACTTGGCATAACTTTTCACAAATCATTCTACGAATTTGAAAAGGGCTGGATCTTGGCTCATGGGGATGAAGGTAACTCAAATCCTAACGCTGGCATAACTGCCCTAAATCTGGCCAAAAAGGCAGGTAAAAGCGTAGTTTGTGGCCACACCCATAAGTTAGGTATGAGTGCCTATTCTGAGGGCTTAGGAGGCCATTACAGGCCTTTATATGGCATTGAGGTAGGCAACCTTATGAATAAGGCTAAAGCGTCCTATACAAAGGGCTTAGCCAATTGGCAGATGGGTATCGCTATACTCGAATGGAATGGCAAAAACATGACTCCAACCCTTATTCCGATTAATAAAGATGGCTCATTTACAGCTCTCGGAAAGTCTTATGGGGCGTGAAACCGATTATCGGGATAGGACGATTGATGACCATATCGATGATTTTGAGGATATTAGCGTTATCTAATCGTTATAAAACACGCGCTAAGAAGTTATTGCGCTGTCGGTAAATCCAGTCATACTAATCCCAACGCAAACAAATGTTTTGCGGAACGGGAGCAATAATGGAAATACTAGGAATGTGGTTATTAATTGCCGGAAGCATGGCAGTTGCATGGTGGCTGATAAAGCACACAAATAATGAACACTACGAAAATGGCTATTGGGCTGGTCGTAATGAAGGTTGGCGCGCTAGTTTAGATCACCAAGAGCGCGTTAGAAAAATGAAGGCAGAGCAGGTTTTTGATTATGACAAAAACTGAGGATCTGTTAAATGAGGTCATTACTACAATCCAAGAGCGTGGAAGTGTCTATGGACACCCATACTACAATCACAAAAGAATCGCAGGATTGTGGAGTGCATATCTTGATTACCCAATCACACCACACCAAGCTGCTTTATGTATGGCGTTGGTCAAGGTTTCTAGGCTTACTGAAACTCCAGATCACTACGACTCAATTAAAGACTTTGTCGCCTATGGTGCTATCTATAGGACAGTTCTCGAAGCAGTCCAAGATCAAGACTTTGAATGGAAGGAATAATGTTTAATTTAGATAATTATGAAACAGTAGAATCAAGACTGGAGAAATGGCATGAGAAATACCCTGATAATCGTATCGAGACTGAACTCATTGAAGCGACTGAAAAGCGGTTCGTTGTATTCGCCAAGATTTTTAAGACTGAGGCTGATGCAAAGCCGTGCGCTACTGGTCTTGCTTTTGAGATCATTACGGAGAAAGGTGTTAATTCAACTTCTGCATTGGAGAATTGTGAGACTTCAGCGATCGGTCGTGCGCTCGCAAATGCTGGTTTTGCAGCTAAAGGCAAACGCGCTTCACGAGAGGAAATGGCTAAGGTAAATAATGCCGAGCCAAATCAATACGAAAAGAAATTACAGGAAAGGCGTTATGGTGCTCCTGGCTCTAAATCCGCAGCTGTTGAGGATGCTTTAAGAGCTTCATTCACAGTTGAGAATAAGCAAGATGATCCACAAACTTGGTCGGTTGCTGAGGTTGTAGATTCTATTGGCGCATCAACGCCAAATGAGCCACCTGCTTGCGAGCATGGTCATATTTTGAAGCAAGGCATATCTAAGACAGGTAAGCCATATTACGGATATGTCTGCAAGGGTAAGGTTACCGAGCATGCTAAATGGGCTAAATTAACAGCTAATGGCAAATGGTTCTTTGAAGGAGTTGAGTAATGGGATATATCGCTTTTATTAACGGCAAAGGCATGCAAGTAGTCATGGATGATGATGGTGTTCATCTTGAGCAATCAGTTATCAAATGCGAGGTTTGCGATGATGACCGGGTTTTCAAAGATGGCACATGTTTTAAATGCCACGAATTGATTAACTATGACAAGCCCAGCGAGCTTTAAGTGTAATGGTTGCAAAAGAGCCACAGAGTTTTTGTGGCTTGATGCAATTGATATGCCTGATGGATTTAAGACTTATCAGTGTATGGATTGTGGCTGCGTTGGGGTTAAGAATGTGGTTGAAGCATTAAACATTCCTGACTCAGACATCAGCAGATGCGATAAATGTGGATCTTGGCAGTTTAAGGAAATGCCATGTCACACATGTAATTTGATTGGAGCGAAGTAATGCCTACTTATGAATACAGCTGCAAAGAATGCGGCACATTTGGATCTATCCATAGAACTTACAAAGAGGATGATGGGGGTATGAATTGTCCTAGATGCAAGACTGCTATGGCAAGAGTTTATTCAGCTCCGGGCATATCATTTAAGGGTGATGGATGGGCAGGTAAAACTAAATGAAGTTTGCTTATGCTGATCCACCATACTTTAAGCAAGGCAAGAAGCATTATGGCAAATTGCACGATGAGGCTGAAGTCTGGGATGGCAAACAAGCGCATTGGGATCTAATTGATAAGTTAATGACTGAATATCCCGATGGATGGGCTTTGTCATGTAATCCTGCTGATTTATCATGGATAATCAAATATGATGATATTCGCATTTGTGCATGGACTAAAACATTCCATCAAATTAGGCCAGTGACTAATCAATATGCTTGGGAAGCTGTATTGCTTTATGGTGGGCGCACAGTCTATAAAAGAAAGCCTATGGTAAGAGATTGGCTCAGCTGCTCTATTGCTATGAAAAAGGGATTAACTGGCGCTAAACCTTTACAATTCAATTTATGGATATTGGATTTATTAAACTATCAAGAAGGAGATCAATTAGATGACCTATTTCCAGGTAGTAATGGCATGGCTGAGGCATTGGCAAAAAGAAATGAGTGAGGCAGGATACGATCAGACTTGGAATGAAACTGATGACTTACGCATTACGACATGCCGTCTGACCTGCGGTTTTGTTAGATGATTTGGAGGCGTATGCTACCCTTAAACGCAAATTCGCTTTCAGAGCGAAAGGGCGATCTGCGAAGCAGAAAGATCGCAAGGTTTGGTTTGGTGATATCTCTGTCTTTAGGCATGACAATAGCCTTTCAAGAGAATAGTTCCGTAGCTCTTAAACCTAAAACTACACACTTTAAACAATACGCATTCATACAGTTAAACCATGATTTCAAAGAGTTCTATTGTCTTGATGAGTTATGGTATAAAGAAAGTCGTTGGGATTTTAAGGCTAAGAATAAAAAATCAAGTGCTTATGGTATTCCACAGCTACTTAATCTAAAAGAAAAAGATCCATTCAAACAGATAGATAGAGGATTGAAATACATAGATCACAGGTATGATGGTTGTGCTTGCAAAGCGCTCGCACACCATAAGGCTAAAGGCTGGTATTAGTGAGTAGATCAGCATTAAGGGATAGTGGTAGCACTAGACAATGGCGTAACATAAGAGAGCGAATACTTAGACGCGATCAGTTTATATGTCAGTATTGTGGACAAGAAGCTAATACAGTTGATCATGTAATACCTAGACGCTTAGGCGGATTAGATAGTGATGATAATTTAGTTGCAAGTTGTCGTAGATGTAATTTATCGAAGGGTGGGCGTTTT